CTTTTGATAAGGGAATTGATTACCTGTCATTTCAGCACAAACCTTTTCTTTTTCTTGAATAGACTTGTATTCTTGTTTAGCTACCTGAGTAGTCATTAGTTTGCACCGCCTTTTGGCATTGCAGTTTCAACGGTGTTACCATACATAGGCTGTGCGCCTGAGTGGGCTTTACCGCCTTCCATATACATAGGGCGTTCTTTTTTACCACCCATTGACATACCGTCACGATTACCGCCATACATCATGTTTTCACGTTTTTTCTTTTTCTTATCCATCCCATACATAATTACTTCTCCTTTTTACCAAAAATACGATCATAGTTTGCATCGTACTTCTTTTTGTTTTCACCAGTATAAAATGTACCACTTAGGGTTTTTCGTCTTTTAGGACTCATTCTAATTGGCTTTTGTTCACTTCCAATCTGTGGCATTTTTTACTCCAAAAATAAAGGGGGAGTATTTCATCCCCCGATACGTTTTAGTCGATACCGTAAAAGGCAGAAACCATAGCATCGCCTCGCAGTACCTTAGCACCATAAACATGCAGACCACGAACAATATCACCAAAGCTATCCGGATCACGAATAACTTCTGTGTTTACAATTGTTTGTGCTGTGCAGGTAGATGACATATGACCAGCAATACACTTACCAGCGGCGTTAGTAGCGGCGGCAATGTTGTTAGTTTTGTACATATCAAAACCACGCAACTTACCAGTGCTTACTAATCCATTACGGATAGAGCCTTGACCAGCGTTGAAGTCTACGCTCATCAACTTAGATGAGGTTTGAACCAACTGCTCGTAAAACTCAGGATTAGCCAAGAACCAACGTCCTTCTTCCGGTACATTAGCTTCGTCAAGAAGACGCGCCATGTGCGAAAGAACATCAATTGGATCGTGCTCGCCAGATGCAAAGCCGATGTCAAGGTTACCAGTACCATCAAAAGTACCAGCCGCCAAGTCAGTAGCGCTATCAGAACCAAGGATATGGTTCGGAGAAGATGCAGAAACTCCAGCAAACATAGTAGCAATTACGCCTTCGTCAAAAGCATCACGCAATGCGTAAGCGGCTGAAGAAGATGCTACTTCTTTGAAGTTGACGTGTGACATAGCAGTTTCAATATCATCTACGATGAACTTGAATGCGTTAGCTGTGTCAACAACCAAACTTACTTCTTGGTCGGTCAACTTAGTTTGTGTTACGTCTGCACCACGCTCGTAAGTGTAGACAGTGATTTCTGGTTCTTTGATAATACGAACTGAATCACCATATGCACTAATTTCACCAGCATAGTCAGTGTTTGTAATTGCTTCCGCGACTGATGACTTTCGGAAGAAGTTAAGAACCTTCTTAGAATAGACAGAGGGGAGGAAGTAAGAGTTATTTTGTCCAGCTACTGAGTTACCAAAGTTACCATTAGTATCAGTAGACTGCTCAAAATATTGATCGGATGCGTTATAAGCCATTGTTAAAATCTCCTAAAAAAAGACAAATATTATTTTGCTACTCGTCCTTCTTGGATAGCTAGATCAATTTCCTGTTCGTAACGATCATAGTCATCCATAGACAAAGCGGCAATTTCCCGTTGTGTCCAAATCTTGGCTTGCTGTGGTTCAACGCCGGTTGTCTTTGTTGATACCATATCAGCCGCATTGGATCGTGAAAGTTGTGACTGTCGAGAAGACTTTTGTATTGCAATATTATTTTCCATCTTATAAAGATCTATTGCACGACTTGCTAAAGCTACATTATCTGGGTTGTTATAAATCCAACGCTGAATATCTTCAGGCTGGCTCTTGGCCCATTCGTGAAAATTGTCATCACCCCTAATATCTTCAAAATCAGGGTGTCGCTCTTTGAGAGCTAGTTCAGCATCACGCTTTGACATTTCTGCTTCGCGTGTTTCAATTGCTGATAACTTGCTTTGAAGGGCGCTCATCTGCTCTTCACTTCTCATATGAGCAACTGTTTCAACAGTATCATATAGATCAGGATACTCTGATTTAAACCGTTCAAGATCTTGAGCACTTTTAGGCGGTTGATACTGCGGTTGTGCAGATTGTGCCATAGCCTCTAGTTCTTGTTCGCGTTGCTTAAATTCAGAGATCTTGGTATCGTAATGTTTTTTTAAATCGTCATATCTCTTTTTATAATTGGTACGAGGACGTTGATCTGTTTGAGGGGTTCCATCTTCGGAAGTAGCCTCTTCCTCAAAAAATAATGATTCCGCACTTTTTGAAGCCTTGTCATTTTCAGTATGCCAAGACTTCTTTTGGTTGTACGGATTTGCTTGTTCTTCTTCACTCATGTCACTTCTCCTTTCTGGGGCTTGTTGTCTTTTCAAGGTGGCTGTGTTATTGCGCTATCTAACACAGGGTCTTGATACTACAAGGTGGCCTCAAGGTTTTATTATGATAAGGGGCTAAGGTTCTAGGTAGCCTTATCGATTCATTAGGCTAGGCATACGGCTTGAGTAAAGCATTTGACGTTCAATGTCACGTTCATCATCTTTGTCCATGTCAAATCTATCTAAAGGTTTTGACATTTCTTCAGGATTAATAAACGGACTTGTGCCAGCTTGACCTCCGTCAGCTTTGCCATCACGACTATCAAAGTCACGTTCTGCATCGTCCATCATTTTTTGGAGTTTGTCAGAACCAATTTGATCTGTCGCTTTCTTGGTGAATACAAATTCACCGTCCGATAACCTTGCGGGTATCGAATCTGATACACCAGTTCCGGGGCCATCAATCTCCCCAGCACCAGTAAATTCTGTTGCGTTTAACATTACTTTATCTAAGATTTCTTCTAGTTTGTTATCTTCGTCTAAAGTCTTAAATAAATAATCTTGTTCTTCTTGCGATAAAACTTCATTAGCTACGTAGTCAAGATACTCTTCTTCCATATCACCATCAGAGTTCATGTTCTCAACTTCTTCTTTTTCTTCTTCACTGCTGATATTATTGTATGTATCTTTGGGTGGCTCTTCATATTCTGCTGGCATAAGAATAGCTACGTCTGATGAGCCGCCATGTGTTTTTTTATCCCTTTTTAATTCTGTTGTATACGTTTCACCTTTAAACTCAAATGTGTCTTCTCCAGCTTTAAAGGCTTGGCTAAAAGCTTTTTCAAAATCAGAGGCTTCTTTATCTGTGGGTAAACTATCATTTGCTTCAGCATATGCAATCATAGCCCCTTCATTACCATCAAATAATTCTAAAAGTTCTGTAGCTCCTACTGTACCTAAAGCACCTAAAGCACTACCATAAATACCGCCCTTTACTGTTTTACTCGTATCTCTTATTTTTACTCTATTTTTTCCTACAATAGCACCTTTTTCTGGTGAGGTTTCCCCCGGCGTAGCAAACTGAGGTCTACCTGTTTTTGGGCTTACTCCAATAACCGTATTATCTAAACCCTGCATTTCATCTAATTTAGACTCAAGTTTAGCGTCTACTTTTTTTCCAGTACCTTTAAGAGCGTCTACGAATTCTTTTACTAATTTACCTTTACCATACATTTCACGCTCTGGAGAAACCATCAAAGATCCTCCCATAGCCATGTCATCTCTTTCAGCATCCATGCGTTGATAGGCTTTGCGTAAAACAGACTCATCGAAAGTATCTAATTCTTGTTGTGTTCTTTCCTGCCTAACTTTTGCTTCAGCGTCAGTTTCGTCAGGCAGTTGAGAAATCATTTGACTAACCAGTAGACTACGAATATATTGTTCTTGGCCTTCTTCTCCGTCTACTTCGTTACCTTCATTAAAAACATCCCGACCCTTCAGAATATCTGCTTGAGTTACTTTACCATCACCTGTTAGATCTGGGAACTTTTTAGCCATCGTCTTTGTCCTTTCGTCTTTGAATTACTTGTTCTTTTAAAGTTAAGAGATTAGCCAGAGAACTCGCTTTCCCCTGCTTGCGGAACATTTCCTGTTCCGATGTTGCCGTCGCCAGTGCCTGTAACTCCAACATCCGTAGGTTCTGGAGGTGCTCCTTCAGGGGTTCCCATAGCTCCTTGTTGTTGACCAAGGGGGTCAGCCTGTTCGCCAGTTGCTTGTCCAACATTATTTTGCAGTCCTATAATCTGTGCGGCTATTGCCGCTTCTTCGGGATCGTTGAGAATTTCATCAGGGTCAAGATCTAAACTATATGCTAGTTCGCTAATAAGCTTTGACATTTTAACAAAAGGTGCAATAGCTGGATTTTGAGCTGTCTGAAGAAACATCGTCAACCGCTGACTTCTTACTTCTTTTTGCATCAGGCTATTTGTACCCATAGCCTTAATTTCTAAATCACCTTTAGTTTTCAAAGCTCCTTCAAAAAACTGCATATTCCATTGGAAGTAAGCTTTACCCAAAGGCTTTAGTAAGAAATCATCAAGATTCTTTACAACTGTTTTAATGTTGAGTGATGCCGCACCTAGTAGCATTGACATACCAGATGCTGTGCGAGTCATGCTTTGTACGCCTGTCATACCGTGTGAGTAACTAGGAATACCTGTTTGTTCATCTGCAAGCTGTCGGAATTTGTCAAACATCATCATGTTTTCTTGAGATGTGTTTGGAAACTTTAGACCATGTATTGCTTGACCTTGCATACCCGACTGACGCCTAAAGACTTTGCCGGGATAGATCTCCATGCTTTGTCCACCAACAAGCATAGTCTCGTCTACGTCAAATACTAAAGAACCACTAAGGGCTAAGTTGTCAATTGCCAGCCTTGCATGACCATTCATAATCTGCTGGCTGTCGTTCATATTTTCTGCTACGCCTACACCAAAAAAGCTGTAGGGGTTTCGCTCGTATGGAAAGGCATTGTAAGGAATACGGTGTGGCGTAAAGGGATTAACAACAGCCCTGAGTACAAGGCCATTACAAACCCAAGCATTAATTTGTATTTCATCAAGAATGTCTACCTCTTCTGGAAGCTCTATGCCAACTTCTCTAGCATATTCTGCATCCATTAAACCCCAGTATTCTAAGACTTCAAAACGACTATAGCCAGCTTCTGACATACGTTGGTCGTCTTTGAGTTCGTACTCGTAGTCTTCTTCTGTATAGTTAGGGCCAAGCATCATACAATCACGAATAGCATCTTCGTTAAAGTATGGCATCTTTCGCAATGCTCTAAGTTGAGATTTGTTTAGTTTGTGTCTATGTACTACAAACTCACACTCTTCAATAGATGTTGCATTAGGATCAGGAAAGAAATCCCAAACGCTAACAAATTCAATCCTTGGTACACGTACCGTTGTAGGTGTGTAGGTTCGTCCATCTTCACCCTCTTCCCATTTATGTAAAGTTTTATTAAAATTAAATGGGCCTTTTACAATACCTGTACCAAAAAGCGTAGATTCAAAGATTGCATTACGGAGTTCTGTAGAACCGGCAGACTCATCGATTTGATCGTGAATCAACCTTTCCATATTCCTTGCGGCTTCTTTTGCTGGAGAAATCTCAGGAATATTGGGGATAGGTGTTGGCCCCTCAACAAATGTAACTCTTTCGTTGTTTTCTAAATCTTCAAACAATCCTTGACCAGAAGATAATGTAGCTCCGGGTTTTAGTACACGACCATCACCATCAAAACCAATATCCCCCGTTGAAATATTTTCGGATACAGGGGGAGGAGCCATAGCAGTAGTTTCAATTCCCGGTGGACTTTGGCTATCAAGGTGCATATACTCGCTTATACCTTCAGGTAATGGAGTATGTGTCACACCAATTGGAAACTTACCTGTACCAAAGATTACGTCAATTAGCTGACCATAAGCCGCGAGTACCTTAGTCTTCGTAACTTTAATAAACACACGAGACTTTTCAGATTCTCTAAACCTTACGTTCTTTGGATACAAACCACGGAAATTATGATACGCCGTAATCCAACGGTTCTCGTCAGAGTCT